CCAGGTGCCGACCATCCGACACGCGGGGTTCGCACACACAATCGTGCCGTTCGGCTCGATCAGCGTCACGGGGTGCTGATCCTCCGGATCGGCCGGGATCAGAGGCTGGAAGAGAAGCTCAGACCCGCACCCGTCGCACTCCTCCCAGGGGCAGATCCGCCAGGAGCGGGCCTGCTCCATCACGCGGCGGGCCGTCAGCGCGTCGGTCACCTCGCGGGCGGCCTGCGCGGCGCGCTCCACCACCAGGAGCAGCGAGGCCCGAAGCTGCTCCAGCGAGCCGGGCGCGACCGAGGCGCCGTCGTCCAGGTCGCCGACCGCGAACGGTGCCTCGCCGAGGTAGACCTCCCAGGGCCGCCCCTCCCCGCCCTGCTCGACGTGCAGGGTCAGGGGGCCGAAGGCCCGGGGGGCCTCGTGACACCCGCGGCCGTTGACGTGGAGCTGCCAGTCCAGGCCCGGCAGGGCCAGGCACAGCACGGTCATGACCTGGGCATCCGAAAACAACGTCGTCGCCATCACCCCTCCTTCTTGCCGCCGGGGCACCAGGCCGCGGGCGGATCGAACGTCGTCTCGCCGACCACCCCGACCAGCCAGTCAGGGCTATGGGGCCGGTCCGCGCGGGACACCGCTCCGACCACCACGAGCGCCCCGTGCCGCGGCTCGAGCTGGGCCGCGATGCGCGAGGGGACCACCCGCGGGGGCTGGTAGTACACCGCCGCCGCGTCGAGGCCCCGCACCAGGCCATGCACGTTGAGCACGACCTGACAGCCGGTCTTGACCACCGACGGCATCTCCGGCGAGGGCCGAAACGAGGTGCCGAGCACCGCGGCGCGGATCTCCTCGTCAGTAGGCTGTGTGTCGAAGGTCCGCAAGGCCGCTCCGGTGCAGCGCCAATCGCTGTCACCCTCCCTTCTTAATGCGCGTGTCACGCGCAAGCAAGCGACGCGCGCGAAAATGATCGCGCGCGTCGCGGCCCGTCTATCGGGCGCTACCCAGGCGGAAGGCCAGCGCGTGCTGGCCGATGGTCCGCCACCACCCGTCAAAGGTGGTGAACTGACGCCCGCCGGGGGTCTGGAGCGTCACCGCCCCTTCCACCGTGCGGACGTAGGACGCGAAGCCCAGGGCCTTGTTCATGGCGTCCAGGCGGACGCCCAGCACAAAGACCCGCTCCACATCAGCCCGCGTCAGGGTGTCCGCGCGCTGGAAGTCCGACACGTACAGGTTCCCCTCAGGGCGGAACCTCCACGCGAGGACCACATCCGCGCGGTACACGCGGCCGGTGTCGGGGGTCGCGACGAAGGTTTCGCTCAGGGGCGAATACACCTTCTCCGCGGTCCACACCAGCTCTCCAGGGCCGATGGGAAGGCCGGAAATGCCGCAGGTGGTGCGCCCCGCGGCGCGACCGGCCACCAGCGGCCAGGAGACAGTGGTTTTGAACGCATGCTTCATCCTCACTCCTATGCGGCTTCAACGCCGCGCTCTCAACTTGCACACCTCTAATATCTGCGCGCGGTTCCGGCTTCAAGCGACGCGCGCGACAAATAAGGGCGGTCGAGAGCTAAGGAGCCAAAACCTGTCCGCGTGGTTCGCGGCCCAGGGCGGGCGCGGAGGTGTGCATCTTTTTTGCGCGCGACGCTTGCGCTTGTAACGGCGCGCCGATAATAGTGTGTCATCAGCGGCGGCGATGAGGCCGCCAGGGAGCACGTCATGGTACTGACCCGCGAACTTGCCCTCAAATTCCTCCGCCGTGCGAATCCGACCTCGATCGCGTCGTTCGAGACTCAGCGCGCCGCTCGGATCGTAGAGCTGGAGGCAGCGCTGGCCGAGATGCCCTCTGGGATGTTCGTGAACGGCGCCCCGGTGGATCATGCGCTGGAGGCGCTGCTGGCGCGGACCCAGGGCGGCGACAGGTTCGGACGCTGAACGCCGCGCGGCGCTCAGGCCGCGCAGCTCCACACACACCGCGCTCGGGTCGCCCCGCCCGAGCGTGTCACCTTCAGGGGCTTTGACCCAGCGAGAACTGGGATTCGGGAGATACTATGCAGATCGAAGTCACCTCGGGGTTTCCTGGCGCTCAGCAAATGGGCCCCTTCTGGCGGGCGGAGGTGTCGCTCCCCGCCCCCCACGTTCAGCCTGCCTTGGGCGGGCATGGGATCTTTCTCGTTCGCGATCCCAGTCTCCAGACGTGGTACCCGCACGCGGAGGGAGGCCGGGGCGCGTTTCTCGGATCGTCGATGGCGGCGAGCGGCCCCACGATGGACGCCAGCACAGGTGGTGTGCCGGGGCGGGACACGGGGCGCGGCGTGGTCGCGTCGGGCGATGGCACGGCAGATGTCGGGTGGGAGGGGCGCATTCTCGGCGTCTCCGCCAGGTATGGATTCCACCGCTTCGCCGTGATCGAGGGCCGGGTCTGGGCGCACGGCCAGACCCGCAAGTGGTACACGCACGTAGATGAGATGGCATGGCGGTCTGCGCTGGCCTGCCCACCTGTGGCAGGAGAGGTCGATCTTCGCACAGCATTTCTCGTCGCCGGGTCGGTGGCGCTCGGCCACGGCGTGGTCCCCACAGCACCCGCCGGCCTGTTCAGCGGGCCCACGGCGGAAGAGCTGGCGCACCGGGCAGCGCGGGCCGCGCGCGCCCAGTCTCTTAACATGGAGGCGCTGGACGCAGTGCGCGCGGTGGTGCCCGCCGACGCCGAGGTGACGCAGGTCGGGCCGTCCATCCACGGCGCGGCGGATCCGGGTATGGACGGGTACTGGGCCTGGGAGCCGGCCCCAGCGGATAGCCGCTATGTCATGAGCGGTGCGCTTGCCCTCCGCGTTGGCGGCGAGTTTGCCGTCCGCGTGACCTTCCCAGATGGATCGTCGGTCCGGCTGCGCCAGCGCCGCGGCACGCTGGGCGAAGCTCCCGAGTGGGCGGTCTTCGGGCCTGCCCAGCGCGGGTATCAGGGGCAGATGCTCATGGGCGGCACCGGGTGTCTGCCCCAGGAGCCGAGGGAGCCCTGGGAACGCAAGGCGCCAGACTGGATCGCTCCTGCGCTGCGGGCCCTCCGGGCCATCGACATCATGTCGGGCTGGCCGATGCCGCTGGACGGGCGGCCAGACTGAGATTTTTCTTGCACACATGGCCCCCGCCGGGCCATGTAGTGGTGTGAGGGCGAGGCGAGGCCCCCTTGGCGCCGACGGGCGCCCCCGCGGCGACGGCCGCTTTCCTCGCCTCGCCCTCACACCCTCCCTGCCGTCCAGCAGCGCGGCGCCCGCCAGCCGCACCTCGAGCTGGTGCCCCTGCGTGACCCCGCGTGCCCCCAAGCGAGGGAGGCGAGGATCTGATCCTCGCTTCCCTGAGCTGATAGATGGGGCACCGAGCACAAGCCCGGAGGGCTCGATACGTCGCCGTTGTAGGGGCGGGAGCCGTCCAGCGCGCTGTGCTTTCCCACAAGCTGAATGAGCTGCGGGTGTTCCCAGCCTACCGCGCGCAGGCGCCTCGCGCAAAGGCCCTGGGCCCGCCGTCCAGCAGCTCAGCGCCGGCCGCGCCCGTTGCCCTGCGCTGGGCGCGCCGCGCGTCTCTGTCGGCCGCCACGGTCCTCGGGCTGGTCGTCGTCGTCCGGCCGGGGCTCGTCGCCCTCGTCGTCGTCCTGCTCGTCGCGCTGGCGCTCCAGCATGCGCTGGAAGGCGAGCGCGTAGGCCCGCGGGTCGCGCGGGTCCACGTCGTCGAGCTCGTCGCGCGGCGGCTGGTCGTCGTCGTTCGGCGCGCCGTCCTGGCCGTCGTCGCCCTCGTCGTCCGAGGCCATCCCGCCCATGTCGCCATCGGGCCCGCCAGGCCCACCCGGTCCGCCCGCGTTCGGGTCGTTCGGGTCGGCCCCGCCGCCGCCCTGGCCCGCCTGCATGGCCACGAACTGCGCGCGCATGTTCATCGTGCTGTTGGCGATGTGGTTGTACACGTTCGCCTCATGTTTCGCCTTGTCCGCGTCCGACGCCTTCTCCCATTCGTCGTCGTGGATGAAGAACCCGAGGGGCCGCTTGCCCTCGCGCACGCGGATCTCGTTGGGCGTGTCCGTGGTCGCCACGGCCTTGCTGTTGAGCTCCAGCGCGCGGCCGGGGTCGAAGGTGCCGTCGTCGAGGTGCACCTCCAGGTCGGCGTGCTCCTCCTGGACCACCGGCGTCAACATGGCGGCGACCAGGTGGCGGAGGTCCGTGCGCAGGCCCTCCTCCTTCGCCAGGCTGATCTCCCGCTCGCGGGTCGGCGCGTTCAGGCTGGGCCCGCTGCCCCCGTCCCAGGGCTTGCAGTTGATCGTGCTGGGGTCCATCCGGTAGATGGCGCAGGCCAGCGCGAACAGCATGGCCGTCCAGATCTCGAACTGCATCTCCTTGTTGGTGCGCCCGCTGACGTTCAGCGCGTGAACGTCCTGGGTGGGGCTCGGCACCTCGGCCACGGCGGGCTGGTGGGCCTTCGACACGCCCTGGGTGTTCTCGCGCAGGGCGCGCGCGAATTGGTTGAACACCTTGTGGCCCATGCCGTCGCGAATCAGCAGGAGCACGTCCGAGGTCATGCCGGTGGTGAAGAAGTTCCCGTTGTACTCCCAGGCGTTGGCCACCGCGATGGCCACCTCCAGGCAGTTCTCGACGTATCCGGGCGTGTAGGGGCCGTAGGCCACATCCGTCCGGGTGCGTGCGGCGCCCACCACGAGGTTCTCGGCGTCCAGCGCCTTCAGCACCACGTTGTTCTCGACGTACAGGTATCGGGCGCGGGCCAGGTCGGTCAGATCCACGTTCATGCGCGTGGACGCGACCTCGAGCATCTCCCGGCTGCTCATGGTCGGCTTCAAGTGCTCGCGGCCGGCGCCGGACGCCCACAGGCTCAGCCAAGCTGCGCTGTCCCAGACCTTCGCCCCGTCGATGGGCCGCAGGCCCGACCACGTGCCGTCCGAGGCCCGCAGCACCTCCAGGGCGGGGCGGTTGATGGTCGCCAGGTCGTCCCAGAGCTGGACGAGCACGTCGCCCATGGTGAAGTTCCCGTGCATCCGGGAGGGGCACGTGAGCTTGCGGGAGGCCCGCTCGATGTGGCGCTGGATGCTGTCCGGCACCCGGGCGCGCGGGTTGCGCCAGTCCCGGTGCACGACGCGCCAGCCGATCTCCCCGGGCGTGCCGTAGGACCGCAGCGAGAAGGCGCGCATCTGGGCCGCCCGCGCGCTGTGGATGGCCTGCAGCACGATGCTGCGCTCCCGGATGCTGCGCAGGAGCTGGAAGGTGATCCCCGAGGCGCCGAGGCCCAGGCCCTTGCCCACGGCCCCCATGCCCTGGAAGACCGGCGCCAGCACTGGGCGGCCGGGCACGTCGGAGAGCTGATCGCCCACGATGATCTGGCTGATCTGCCCCTTCGCCATGTTCTGGTAGTGGGCCAGCTCGGCGGCGAGGTCCTTGTCGATGACCCCGCGGCCGTCGGCCAGCATGGTGAGCAGCGGGCCGTTGGGGATCGACCCGCCGCCCGCCTTCGCCATGTCCACGTCCCCTCTGGGGGGCTGCGCGGACGCACGGGATCCCTTGCCAGGTCGGCTCATGCGGCTGGGATACCGATTGACCAGCCCGACCCGCAGCTCTGGCAGTCGCGGATCTTCCGCTCCACCCAGACATCGTCAGGCCGCCCGGTGTCGATCTCGACCTTGATCCGGTAGCACTCCGCGCAGCCGTCCCAGCGGGGCTCGATGGGCCCGCCGCCGGCAGGCTGGAACAGGGACAGGCCGCGCGTCGCGCGGTAGGCGTCGCCGATCACCTCCAGCTCTTTCCGCGCCTCGCCGTTCTGAAGCTGGATGAGGCGCGCCGTCGTGGTGTCCCGCCGGCTCCCCCGCACCTTTACGCCCACCATGCGGGGCTGGGAGCGGTCCACCTCGAGCAGCTCGCCGGCCTGCTGGCGCTCGATGTAGGTCACGGCCGCCGCCGGCAGGCGCGGCAGGGCCGTGGCGACGCGGGCGCCGCTTATGCGGTTGAACATCGTGCTCATGTTTCCTCGCCCTCCATCTCGTCCAGGGTCAGCTCGCCCCAGCGCTCGTTGAAGTCGCCGTCGCCCTCGTCGCCCAGGCCACCGCGCACCGGAAGCGCGTCGGAGTCGTCGTGGTCCCGCGGCATCAGCTTCGAGTCGAAGCGCGTGGCCGCCAGGTTGGCGAACATCTCCGCGTGCGCCCAGTGGGGATCCACGCCGTTGATGTGCTCCATCGTGGTGCTGAGCACACCGGCCTTCTTCGCCTGCTCGTTGCGGTAGAACCGCGGGAAGGACACGCACCGCTGGTGATACAGGTACGTGCGGGCCAGGGCGATGGGGCCGCGGGTGCCCTCGCGCAGGTTCGCCGTGAACTTCACCCGCAGATCCTTGTCGCCGGGCAGCACCTGGAAGAGCTTGTCGGGCGAGGGCACCACGTTGAGCCGGTTGGTCCAGCGCTCGGCCGACCAGCGCATGGTGAGCACCTGGTGCACGCTCACCATGAGGCGGTCGTCGCCAGGCATGCCCCGGGCGCCCTCGCCCTCGTTGGCGCCGCTGTTGCTCCATCGCACGCCGCGCTCGCCGCCGCGGGCGTTCAGGGCGCCGCCCTCCTGGCACAGGTAGACCCGCATGCCGGTCTGCAGGCCGAGGTCCTGCAGCTTGCGGACGGTCTGCCACTCGGGCGCCACGTCGATCACCAGACACTGGACCTGCCACTCGTGCAGGTAGTCGGCCAGGGCCGTCACCAGCTCGGCGCCGAGGCCCATCACGCGCATGGCGTGGGGGTGCTCGGGGCTGTAGACGAAGACGTGCTCGGTGAGCAGGAGCTGGTTCTGACCGCCCCGCTTGAGCGACTTGATGACGCCCACGAAGTACCCGCGCTGCACGTCGATCCCGCACACCACCACGCGCTCGCCCTCGGCCCGGTTGCGGCTCTTGAGCCAGGCCGGCGAGGGCAGGCCCTCCCGCGAGCCCGTCGCCGGCCAGGGCAGCGACCAGTCCGTGCAGGCGTCCAGGTCCTCCTCGGAGACGGGGATCTCGCTGGCGTCCGTGTAGGGCCGCCCCAGCATGGAGCGGTAGAGCTCGCCCACGTCCTGGCCGTTCTCCATCTTCTCCAGCACGCGCGGCGGTGAGTAGCTGGGGCTCAACATCTGGGGGAGCTGGTAGCCGTGGATATAGGCGTCGGGGTTGTGGGCCTCCCACCAGCCGTTGCGCGGGTTGACGATCACCGTGCCGCACTTCGGACACGAGAAGCACGCATGGAACTTCGCATACTCCTGGATCTTGTCGCCACGGAGATCCAGGTACGGGCGCCCGGCCCTCGCATAGGCGGCCTGCACCTGGCGCACCCGTTCGGGCGAGGCGTTACGCAGGTCCTCGATGCAGTTGGGGTACGTGTCCGACAAGAGGCAACCCGACGCGCACCGGCACGTGCTGTGAAAGCGCCGCTGGTCCGACGACTGGTATTTCTTGTCGATGTTCTCGCCGGGCGCGCCGGCCGTGGACACCCAGATCCGTTCGTAGTCCTCGACGGCGGACTGGCGTTCCTCGATGAGCTGGAGCTGCGCGTTCGACAGGCGCCGCACCTCGTCCACCACGAGGATCTCGATGGTGTAGCTCTCCGTGCTGGTCCGCCCGAACCACAGGAACCGCACCAGGTTGTGACCGACCCTGCGGGTCTGGACGTTGTCCCGGGCGGTGTCGTGCGGCGACCGCGTGATACGCCCCAAACACTTCATCAGCTCGGCCGAGCCGGTCACCATGGGGTGAAACCGGTTCGTGGACACGTCGAAGGCCAGGTCCTGGGTGGGGTAGTACACGCCCGCGTTGCGCCCAGGGGCCCGAAGGACCGACCACAGCGTGCGCGCCAGCTCCCAGGCCGACTTGCCGGTCTGCGCGCCCGCCATGACCGCGATCTGGGGGTGGGTGTCCTCGTAGAGGTCGCGCAGGTGCTCGTAGCCGCTGGCGCTCAGGTCGAAGGGTCGCCCGTTGTACTTGAGATCGTACCGGGTGACCATCTCCAGGGGGTTCTCCCCCGGCTCCAGCTCGTACTGCAGGCCGCGGGCGCCCATCTGCATGCGCTTGATGAAGCCCATCTGCATGCGGGCGACCGTCGGGACGTGCATCAGCCACGGCTGCACGCCCTGCTGGTAGCCGTCGCGCCCCAGGATCCCGCCCGGGGGCTGGCGTCCCCGAGCGGCCATTACATCACCTGCGTGGGCGGCGCCGAGGGGGCCGGGCGGAACCGCGGCAGCTCACGCCGCGCGCGATCCTCCAGGCGTAGCAGACGCTCCTCAAGCAGCCGGCGGCGCCGCTCCGGGCCCTCCTCGTCCGGGTCGGCCTTGAGCTCCTCGAAGCCCTCTGCGCCCGCCCGCGCCACCGTGAGGGCCTCCCGGGCGCCCCGCATGCGCAGCCGCAGCCAGGCCATGCCCCGCGCCAGGGCGCTCTTGCGCAGCGCCGCCCGGTTCTTCCGGCTCAGGTTGGCGCCGTTTGTGTGTCCGGCCGGTGGCACCTTGGCACCGGCGCCAATATTTGGGGCGTCCTCGCCAACCTGATCCGGTGCGTCGAAGCCAAGTTCCTCGCGCACCGCCTCGTGGGCCAGGGGGTCCACGTCGGCCAGCCAGGCCATGGCGCGCTGCAGGGCGCGGGCGCCGTCGATGGCGGCGCTCGGGTCGTCGCCACCGCTGGTCAGCTCGGCGATCTCGGCCTCCAGGCTGTCGCGCATGGCGTCGCGCCCGCCCCAGATCGAAGACGTGTCGCGCCCGCGCTGGCTGTTGGGGTCCACGCGCCCGGCCTTCACGCCGCGCGCGGCCTCGATGGCGCTCTCGGTCACGCGGAGCGGCCCGCTGTTGAGCGCGTCCTCGCCGAGGCCCTTGAGCGCCCAGTTCCGCACGGGGTTCCAGAGCGGGTCCACGCCGTCCGGGTCGAAGTGCCGCAGGCCGCGCTGGGCGCCGATGAGGGCCGCGCCCAACAGGTCGTTGGCCCGCACGTGGCGCCCCGCGCGCTCGGCCTGGTCGCGCGCCGTCCGCACGCGCCCCTGAAGCTTGTAGAGCACGCTCAGGAGCAGGGCCCGGTGGCAGGTGTCGATCTCCCGCTGCAAGGCCAGGGCGCGGTCGCGCAGCTCGGCGGGCGCCGCGCGCAGCATCACCAGCGCGCCCTCGATGCGGTCGAAGATCGGGCCCGTGGTCAGCGAGATGAACACCGCCGCGTCGGGCCACAGGCAGGCGGTCTGGACGAGGTCTGAGGCGGCCTGGAGCGCCAGGCGCGCCAGGTTCCGCTGCTCGGCGTCCGTGAGCGGCAGGGGGCCGCTGGGCGCGCTCGGCGCGCTCGGCGCGCTGGGGGAGCCAGGCGCCCCTGGCGCCCCAGGCGTCCCGGGCACACCAGGAGCGCCCGCTGAGCCCGAGGGCCCCTGGCCCCTGGGCGCGGCCGACCCGCTCGACGCGCTCCCCAGCGAAGCGGCGCGGCCCTCCTCCTCGTCCTCGTCAGGGATGCGATCCCAGCCAGCCGACGGAATGCGCGGATCAACCATGCTCTATCCCCTCCCGAATGTCATCCTCAGCCTCAAGCACCCGCGGCAGGTTCAGCAGCGCCGAGGCGTCGGCGAACTTCTCGCTGAGCCACCGATCCAGCTCGGCCAGCGCCTTCGCCTGCTGGGCCTGGTCGCCGCCCGCCAGCCGCACGTGCCGCAGCAGCAGGTCGCGGAAGCCCCGGCCGAAGGCGTCCATGAACGGCGCGAGGATCTCGGTGTACAGCATGATCTTCTCGCGCCCCAGGTTGATCCGGGCGACAAGGGACGCATGCGCCGTGGACGCGGGCAGGGCCTTGTTGGCGAGCTTCTGCGCGGCGAGCAGGAGGTGACCGTGCTTGACCTCCCGGGGGGTGGACTTGCCCTCGGCGTCGATGTCCCAGCCGGCCAACTCCTGGGCGATCAGCTCCACCGCTTCGTCGTCCAGCGCGGCGGCGGCGCTACGGTGAAGAAGCGCCTGGTTCAGCGCCAGAGAATGTTCGGTGGTCAGGAGGCGCCGATCGAGCGCCATTCTGTCGATCCGCTGGCCGTTGTGGATGGCCAACAGTTCATAGTAGGATGATTCAGGCGGAAGGCTATTTCCCGGGTCAACCTTCGTGTGCAGATAGCACGTTGGAAGGCCGGGAATCACTCGACCTTTGCAAGGCTTCCCTTTCACCGTGCGTTCGGAGCAGGTCAATCGGCCGTTTGCTGGCGGATCGCTTTTCCGTTCAACATTAAGTGACTTTGGCGGGAGTGATTTCGGCTTGCTCATGGAGAACCAGCCGCCTCATGGAGGAGTCGCGCCCGCTCCATCACCGTGCCAACAGAAGACCCGCGCACCTCGACGACACCCAGGGGGACGCTGACCACGTAGCCGCCACCGTCCACGCGACGCACCGAACCGATCTCCCGCCCGGTCCTGGTGTCCACCGCCAGGTGGTGCGGGCGCGTCTTGCTCATCCCGTCGGGGAAGCCGTGCCCCCGGTCGTTCAAGCGGCTGGGGGTGCTCAGGGTGACGAGGTCGCAGGCCACGTCGGCGTAGGTCATGCGCTCCTGCGTCTGGCTGGCCTGCAGGGTGTCGAGCACGTGCTGCACCCGCGAGCGCAGCAGGGCCGTGCGCTGGGCCCCCTGGGCGCTCTGCCCGCCCTTGCTCGACCGGGAGGC